TTACTAAAACATGCAAACAGTAATTTAGAAACAAGAAACAACCCTGAACTGTTGCGAGCAGTTGCAGAGTTGCTTAAAGAGATTAATCGATAAATGAGACAACTAATCATCGTTTGAGTTCTCGTCATATAAGTAATTAGCAATTACGTAAAGTGTTAAAAGAGTTGCTATTACATTAAAAAACATAAAGTAGTTCACATATTGGTCAAGTATCGTTCTAACCATAACCGGAGATGTTACTCCGATAGCAGAACCGACAGAAACCTTTTTTATAAATTTTGCAGAAGGAGAAATAAAAATATGATTGAGCGATTCATTGAATACACTATTGTATTTCTCAGTATTTACGTCATCTATTGGATGGGCAGAATCGACGGTTTTACCAAGAACAGGGACATCGACAGTATCGACAAAAGAATTTCTCAAATGAGTGCTAACTTTGCGGACTTCATCCTCCGGAAAGCTGTTAGAACTTATGAATTCATCAAGAATTTTTTCAGAAAATAAATTAGTTTTGAACATTGGATGATTCTTAGTTACTCGATGCATATAGGAAGCCCAATCAGATAATTTCGATTGGTTGATTCTAAGATCATTCATAGTATTTACGACTTTAGCGTAAGTTTCAATAGGCAACTTAGACAAGATGGCTTGATTTTTCTTTATTAAATCTAATTGTCGTTGAGTGAGATTTATATTGTCCATACTTATCACCTCCTTAGATTGATAACAACATTATACACGAAAGGAGCATAAATATTATGCAAGCATTACAAACATTTTGTTTCCAATAAAAAAACACACACCTTGTCGTAGAAGGTATGTGTTACGGAAATTTTGTTTGGTTCTAATCACTACGACTAACAGCACAATTTTTGCTGGTATCGTCCCCAGCCCTGTATGGTGCTTAGGTTTTCCATCAAAGTCTAGCGTCCTAAAAGTTACTACCTTCTAGTACGCATACCCTAGTTAACGTCTCTTGGTTGACTGTGGAACACAACAAACGATGTTCTAATTTAGACTTACTAACCTATAAAACCACAGGATGATTTAAAACCTCGCATAAGCAAGGAAATCACCTCCCAGTGTAGTGGGGTTGGATTAATTATATAACGAAATATCGTTATGGACAATAAGGAGTGGTAAGATGCTGAACTTAAAAGAATTGAGAGAAGAAAAGGGGATAACACACTATCAACTAGCGAAGCTAACGGAATTACAAAACTCGACAATTCGATCTATCGAAACAGAGGTTAAAAACCCCGGTTTCCTCACAGTAAAAAAAATATGCGATGCACTACAAATTGATATCGCTAATGTAAAGGAGAAATAAAATGCAAGCATTACAAACAAAATCGAACATCGGCGAAATGTTCAACATACAAGAAAAAGAAAATGGAGAAATCGCAATCAGTGCAAGAGAGTTATACAAAGCTTTAGAAGTCAAAAAACGTTTTAGCGCTTGGGCAGAAATTAACTTAAAGCATTTTAAAGAAAATAGAGATTTTACAAGTGTACTTACAAGTACGGTTGTTAATAACGGAGCTGTAAGACAACTAGAAGATTATGCTTTAACACTTGATGTAGCTAAACATGTCGCAATGATGTCAGGCACAGAAAAGGGTTTTGATTTTAGAGAGTACTTCATCCAAGTTGAAAAAGCATGGAACAGTCCAGAAATGATTATGCAACGTGCTTTAAAAATTGCTAACAACACAATCAATCAATTAGAAACAAAGATTGAACGCGACAAACCAAAAATTGTATTTGCAGATGCAGTAGCTACTACTAAGACATCAATTTTAGTTGGAGAGTTAGCAAAGATCATTAAACAAAACGGTGTAAACATCGGACAACGCAGATTATTCGAATGGTTACGTCAAAACGGATTCCTTATTAAACGCAAGGGTGTGGATTATAACATGCCTACACAGTATTCAATGGAACGTGAGTTATTCGAAATTAAAGAAACATCAATCACACATTCGGACGGTCACACATCAATTAGTAAGACGCCAAAAGTAACAGGCAAAGGACAACAATACTTTGTTAATAAGTTTTTAGGAGAAAAACAAACATCTTAATTATTTAATAACAACATTATACACGAAAGGAGTATAAAGAATGGAAATCAACGTATGTGGCGTGAAATACAAAATAGTTCAATTAGAAGATGTAGATAACAATCCAAGTTGTTTAGGGCTTTGTATTTATAAAGATAGTCTCATACAACTTAAACGAGGATTATCATTCGAGCGAAAAAAACAAATACTTATCCATGAGTTACTGCACGCAATGATGTATGAATCTGGTTATGAAGAACATGATGAAGAATTAGTTAACAACCTTTCAATTGTAATTAATCAAGTAATTTCACAAAACGATATTAAAGCCACTCTAAATGAATTAGAGTAGCTTCACTCAAGTTAACGTTCCTTACGAACACCTTTAAACGGTTTTGAATCTGATTTCACATCCATAAATCTACCAGTTTCAGAATTACGTTTAACGTAACGACCCGTTTTAGGATTTTTAACTTGAGAGCGATTTTTTACTGCACCTTTACGGCGTCCATCTTTAGGCGGATTGGTTGCCATAATTATCACCTCCTCTCACTAGGAGATAACTAAATTATACACAACACAAAAATAAAAAGGAGGAATAGATATGATAAAAAATAGTTTGCAAGCTAAAGAACTTGCGGTAATTTTATCTGTTTCTAAATCCAAAGCAGGACAAATAATAAGAGAACTGAATAAAGAGCTTGAAGACGAAGGTTACATTGCGATTCGAGGCAGAATACCAGTCCAATTAGCTAGGAAAAAATTCCCTTATCACGACTTATCAGACGAGAGAATAATGGAGGAGTTGAAAAAAGAAAATGAGTAAAACTTATAAAAGTTACTTAATTGCAGTACTATGCTTCACAGTCTTAGCGATTGTACTCATGCCGTTTCTATACTTCACTACAGCGTGGTCAATTGCAGGATTCGCAAGTATCGCAACATTCGTATTCTATAAGGAATACTTTTATGAAGAATAAAAAAACTGCTACTTGCGCCAACAAGTAACAGTGACAAACGATTAACAAAATTAATTCATGTTCAATATAAAACGAAACAAGGAGGAAGTCAACTATGACTAAAAATTATAAAGACATGACGCAGGACGAAATAAGAGACTTATTATCTAAAAAAAGCGGAGAATTGTATGAATTAGCGAAAGAAATTAAAGGAGAAAGTAAATTTGATATTTTGTTTTTCTCAGCAATAGGAGTTAGCGACGGAGATTTCATAAAAAGTTCAAGTTCTGCGCTTGGCAATGCTTTTAATCTTGCTGAATTATTGGATAATGCTACTAATTTCGACGATGTCATTAACGCCATTCAAAAACGTAAACTACAAAAATTTCTTGCTATAGATAACAACAAGGAGGACTAAAACAATGTATTACAAATTTGGTGAGATAAAAAACAAAATTATAAACTTTAAAGGGTTCGAATTTAAAGTGTCTGTAATGAAGAAGCATGACGGTATCAGTATACAAATCAAGGATATGAATAATGTTCCACTTAAATCGTTTCATGTCATAGATTTAAGCGAACTATATATTGCAATAGATGCAATGCACGACGTTGTAAACGAATGGATTGAAGAGAATACAGATGATTACGACAGACTAATTAACTTAGTCATGAGATGGTAGGTGCGATATGAAACCACATAAATTTAAACGAATGGCAATTGACTTAATAGAACGTGTACAAAGCACTTCTTATCAAGTTGATTATAAGTACAACGTTATATGGGTCTGGCACTACAGCGATGACTATTTAGGAAAAGTCGCATCAATAAATATGCACAACAATGTAGATGACGATAACACAATATTGGCTAGATACGAGAAAGCTAAAAAGATGCTAGCGGGGGAGGTGTTAAGCGATGGCTAATCTATATGAGTTATCAGAAGCATTTAAAGAGTTGTCTAATCAAGATGAATTAGACCAAACATTATTAAAAGACACATTAGATTCTATTCAAGCAGAAATGAATGTCAAAGTAGATAACATTGTCAATTGGAGACGTGAAACTTTAGGTGACATAGATGTCATAGATAAAGAGATTAAACGACTTCAAAATTTAAAAAAACAAAAACAAAATTTAACTGATCGATTAAGAGATTACTTAAAAGAAATGTTAGAAACACAAGAAGTAGATAGTTACCGCACAGCTACTAATCATATTTTTAAACGCAAAAACGGAGCTAGTAAAAATATTATCGATGAAAAACTTATTCCAAAGGATTATTGGCTATCACAAGCCCCGAAACTTAATTCTAAGCAACTAATCGATGATTTGAAAGCTGGGAAAGATATTCCTGGCGTTGAATTAAAGGTAACAGAAAGTCTGGTGATTAAGTGATGAATAAATCAGAAACAGTTGTTGAAATAAATAAAGCTATGGTTGCATTTCGCAAGGAAGTAAAACAACCACTCAAAGATAAAAATAATCCATTTTTCAAATCAAAATACGTACCTCTTGAGAACGTTGTAGAAGCCATTGACGAGGCGGCAACACCTCATGGACTGTCTTATACTCAATGGGCTTTGAACGATGTAGACGGGCGCGTAGGAGTCGCTACAATGCTTATGCATGAAAGCGGTGAATATATCGAGTATGATCCTGTATTTATGAATGCAGAAAAGAATACGCCACAAGGAGCAGGCTCGTTAATAAGTTATCTTAAACGTTATTCGCTATCTGCGATTTTCGGTATTACTAGTGACCAAGACGATGACGGAAATGAAGCAAGTGGAAAAAATAATAATCCAAAACAGCAAACTAGAACGCAATGGGCAAGTAGCGAAACTATAGGGATTTTAAAGAAAGAGGTTATAAGTTTCACTAAATTGATAAAGGGCACGGATAAAGAAGCGCCACAAAATATAGTAGAACAAAAATTCGACATAAATAACTATAAATTAACAGAAAAACAAGCAGCAGAAGCTATTCAAAAAATACGAAATAACGCAAAAACAATTACTGGAGGAAAACGATAATGTTAAACAGAGTAGTTTTAGTAGGACGCTTAACAAAAGACCCAGAATTAAGAAGTACACCAAATGGTGTAAATGTAGGGACATTCACATTAGCAGTAAACAGAACATTCACGAATGCTCAAGGCGAGCGTGAAGCAGATTTTATAAACGTAGTAGTGTTCAAAAAACAAGCTGAAAACGTTAAAAACTACCTTTCTAAAGGATCGTTGGCAGGTGTAGACGGACGACTACAAACACGTAACTACGAAAACAAAGACGGGCAACGTGTATTTGTGACAGAAGTAGTAGCGGACAGCGTACAATTCTTAGAACCGAAGAATAACAACCAACAACAAAAAAACAATTATCAACAACAAAGACAAACTCAAACTGGTAATAATCCGTTTGACAATACTGAAGAAGATTTTTCAGACCTCCCGTTCTGATTGGAATGATTAAATGCCGAAAATTACTAGTTATATCACTCAAGACGACGGCACAACAACAGTTGTCATCTCGGATGTTGAATTAGGCAATAAAGAAACATTACTACTTGATAACGGGTTTGATGTAGAAGTAGATGTAAACGTTATAGATCCGTTTCAAATTACCGGCAAGCAACGACGAAAAATATTTGCGCTTGTCAAAGATATAGAAGAACATACAGGTCAACCAATGGACTATATGAGACATATGTTCATCGAGTTTGTAAGAACGTACTACGGCTATGATGAACGTGTTTCGCTAAGTAATTGTACGAGAACACAAGCGAGTCAAATCATTGAAGCAACGCTTGACTGGACGTTCTACAATGACATACCACTTAGCTACAAAACGAGTAATCTACTGAAACAAGATAAATCATTCTTATACTGGTCAACTGTTAACCGCAACTGTGTAATATGCGGAAAGCCTCACGCTGACCTATCGCATTATGAAGCAGTCGGCAGAGGCATGAACAGAAACAAGATGAATCACTACGACAAACATGTATTAGCGTTATGTCGCGAACATCATAACCAGCAACATGCGATTGGTGTTAAGTCATTTGATGATAAATATCAATTGCATGACTCGTGGATAAAAGTTGATGAGAGGCTCAACAAAATGCTGAAAGGAGAGAAAAATGAATAAGTTACTAATAGATGACTATCCGATACAAGTATTACCGAAATTAGCTGAATTAATAGGATTAAACGAAGCAATAGTATTGCAACAAATTCATTATTGGTTAAACAACTCAAAACATAAGTACGATGGTAAAACTTGGATTTTTAATTCTTATCCAGAATGGCAAAAACAATTTCCATTTTGGAGCGAGAGAACTATAAAAAGGACATTTGGGAGTTTAGAAAAACAAAATTTATTGCATGTAGGTAACTACAACAAGGCTGGATTTGACCGTACAAAATGGTATTCAATCAATTATGAAACATTAAACAAACTAGTGGCACGACCATCGGGACAAAATGGCCCGACGATGAGGACAAATTGGCACGATGCAAGAGGACAAAATGACCCGACCAATACCATAGACTACACAGAGACTAACAAACATAGAGAGACAGACGACGTCTCAAAGTCATTTAAGTATATTAGTACCAATTTAGAAATTATACAAAACCCTTTAAAAGCAGAACAGTTAGAACACGAAATTAAATCATTTAAGCAAGATCAGTTCGAAATAGTAAAAGTCGCTACCGATTACTGCAAAGAAAACAACAAAGGTCTGAATTACTTACTAACTGTATTAAAGAACTGGAATAAAGAAGGCGTTTCAGATAAAGAAAGTGCTGAAAACAAATTGAAACCTCGTAACTCTAAAAAAGAAACTACTGATGATGTCATAGCACAAATGGAAAAAGAATTGAGTGATGACTAATGCCGATGAGCAAAACACAAGCATTAGAAATTATTAAAAAAGTTAGGTACGTATACAACATTGATTTTGATAAACCGAAGTTAGAAATGTGGATTGATGTATTAAGTCAAAATGGAGATTATCAACCAACTGTAAAAGCGGTAGATGTTTATATCAACAGTAACAACCCGTACCCGCCTAACTTACCAGCAATCATGCGTAAGGAACCTAAAAAAGTATCTATCGAGCCAGTAGATAACGAAACCGCTACACACCAATGGAAAATGCAGAATGACCCCGAATATGTCAGACAAAGAAAAATAGCGCTAGATAAGTTCATGAATAAGTTGGCAGAATTTGGGGGCGAAAACGAATGAATTACGGACAATTCGAAATTGAAAGTACAATAATCGCTACGCTACTTAAACAACCGGACGTATTAGAAAAGATAAGAGTTAAAGATTACATGTTTACGAACGAAAAGTTTAAAACCTTTTTCAATTATGTAATGGACGTCGGAAAGATAGATCATCAAGAAATCTATTTAAAAGCAACTAAAGATAAAGAATTTTTAGATGCAGATACTATAACTAAACTTTACAACTCCGATTTCATTGGATACGGCTTCTTTGAACGTTATCAACAAGAATTATTGGAAAGTTATCAGCTCAACAAAGCTAACGAATTAGTAACTGAGTTCAAACAACAACCTACGAACCAAAACTTTAATAACTTGATTGATGAACTCAAGGATTTAAAAACAATTACTAACAGAAAAGAAGACGGAACCAAGAAGTTTGTTGAGGAGTTTGTCGATGAGTTATACAGCGATAGCCCTAAGAAGCAAATTAAGACGGGTTATAAGCTCATGGATTACAAAATAGGGGGATTGGAGCCGTCGCAATTAATCGTCATCGCAGCGCGTCCCTCAGTGGGTAAGACAGGTTTTGCATTAAACATGATGCTGAACATAGCACAAAATGGATACAAAACATCTTTCTTTAGTCTCGAAACAACTGGCACATCAGTATTGAAACGTATGTTATCAACAATTACTGGTATTGAGTTAACAAAGATAAAAGAAATCAGGAACTTAACGCCGGATGACTTAACAAAGTTAACGAATGCGATGGATAAAATCATGAAATTAGGCATCGATATTTCTGATAAAAGTAATATCACACCGCAAGATGTGCGAGCGCAAGCAATGAGGCATTCAGACAGGCAACAAGTTATTTTTATAGATTATCTTCAACTGATGGATACTGATGCGAAAGTTGATAGACGTGTAGCAGTAGAAAAGATATCACGTGACTTAAAGATAATCGCTAACGAGACAGGCGCAATCATCGTACTACTTTCACAACTGAATCGTGGTGTCGAGTCTAGACAGGATAAAAGACCAATGCTATCGGACATGAAAGAATCAGGCGGAATAGAAGCAGATGCGAGTTTAGCGATGCTACTTTACCGTGATGATTATTATAACCGTGACGAAGATGACAGTATCACTGGCAAATCTATTGTTGAATGTAACATAGCCAAAAACAAAGACGGCGAAACCGGAATAATTGAATTTGAGTATTACAAGAAGACTCAGAGGTTTTTCACATGAATATAATGCAATTCAAAAGCTTATTGAAATCGATGTATGAAGAGACAAAGCAAAGCGACCCGATTGTAGCAAATGTATATATCGAGACTGGTTGGGCAGTCAACAGATTGTTAGACAATAACGAGTTATCGCCTTTCGATGATTACGACAGAGTTGAAGAGAAAATTATGAATGAAATCAATTGGAAGAAAACGCACATTAAGGAGTGTTAAAAATGCCGAAAGAAAAATATTACTTATACCGAGAAGATGGCACGGAAGATATTAAGGTCATCAAGTATAAAGACAACGTAAATGAAGTTTATTCGCTCACAGGAGCCCATTTCAGCGACGAAAAGAAAATTATGACTGATAGTGACCTAAAACGATTTAAAGGCGCTCACGGACTTCTATATGAGCAAGAGCTAGGTTTACAAGCAACGATATTTGATATTTAGAGGTGGACGATGAGTAAATACAACGCTAAGAAAGTTGAGTACAAAGGAATTGTATTTGATAGCAAAGTAGAGTGTGAATATTACCAATATTTAGAAAGTAATATGAATGGCACTAACTATGATCGTATCGAAATACAACCGAAATTCGAACTACAACCTAAATTTGGGAAACAAAGACCGATTACGTATATAGCTGATTTCTCTTTGTGGAAGGATGGCAAACTGGTTGAAGTTGTAGACGTTAAAGGTAAGGCGACCGAAGTTGCCAACATCAAAGCGAAGATATTCAGATATCAGTATAGAGATGTGAATTTAACGTGGATATGTAAAGCGCCTAAATACACAGGTCAAGAATGGATGGTATATGAGGACTTAGTGAAAGTCAGACGTAAAAGAAAAAGAGAAATGAAGTGAACTAATGCAACAACAAGCATATATAAACGCAACGATTGATATAAGGATACCTACAGAAGTTGAATATCAGTATTTTGATGATGTGGATAAAGAAAAAGAAACGCTGGCAGATTACTTATATAACAATCCAGACGAAATACTAGAGTATGACAATTTAAAAATTAGAAACGTAAATATAGAGGTGGAATAAATGAGTGTCGTAAAGATTAACGGTAAACCATATAAATTTACCGAACATGAAAATGAATTGATAAAAAAGAATGGGTTAACTCCCGGAATGGTTGCAAAAAGAGTACGTGGTGGTTGGAAGTTGTTAGAAGCCTTGCACGCACCTTATGGTATGCGCTTAGCTGAGTATAAAGAAATCGTGTTATCCAGAATTATGCAACGAGAGAGCAAAGAACGTGAAATAGCTAGGCAACGACGTAAAGAGGCTGAGCTAAGAAGAAAGAAGCCACATTTGTTTAACGTGCCACAAGTGCATCCACGTGATCCGTACTGGTTTGATACTACTTATAACCAAATGTTCAAGAAGTGGCAGGAAGCATAAATGCTTAAAACAGATAGCGCACGTAAAGAACACTTAAACCAATTTTTTGGCTCTAAGAGGTATCTATATCAGGATAACGAGCGAGTGGCACATATCCATGTAGTGAATGGTACTTATTACTTTCATGGGCATATCGTGCCAGGTTGGCAAGGTGTGAAGAAGACGTTTGATACAACCGAAGAGCTCGAAATATATATAAAGCAACATGGTTTGGAATATGAGGAACAGAAGCAACTAACTTTATTTTAAAAGGGCGGAAACAATGAAAATCAAAATTGAAAAAGAAATGAATTTACCTGAACTT